ACGCGCGCCCCGCACGGCCAGAAGCGCGCCCTTGAGCGGTCCCTCCTGAAGGCACGCCTTGCCAGCCTCAAGCGCGAGATCAAGACGGGGAAGGTGGGGAAATGACCCGCCTAAACATCAGCGGATGCTCGGCAACTGTGTGGAGGGTGGCTTGATCCGCTACCTTTCCGTCTGCTCGGGCATTGAGGCCGCCACCGCCGCTTGGCATCCGCTCGGTTGGATTCCCGCTGCCTTCTCCGAGATCGAGGCGTTCCCCCGCGCGGTACTCGCCCACCATTACCTCGGCGTCCCGCTGCACGGCGACTTCACCACGATTGAGGGCAACGAGTATGGATCAATTGACCTTCTGGTCGGAGGAACCCCCTGTCAAGATTTCTCCGTCGCGGGACTTCGCGCAGGAATTGCTGGAGAGCGAGGCAACCTCACACTCGAGTTTCTACGCCTGGCTGCACGAACGCAGCCGAGGTGGATCGTTTGGGAGAATGTCCCCGGTGTCTTGTCATCTGACGGAGGACGGGCGCTTGGAGCCTTCCTCGGAGGGCTGGCAGAACTCGGGTATGGGTTCGCCTACCGGGTTCTTGACGCTCAGTACTTCAACCTGGCCCAGCGACGGGCGCGCGTGTTCGTTGTCGGATATCTTGGAGACTGGCGAAGTGCCGCAGCGGTTCTTTTTGAGCGCGAAAGCCTGCACGGGAATCCTGCGCCGTGCCGGCAAGCGGGGAAAGGAATTGCCCCCACAATTAGCGCGCGCACTAAAGGCGGTGGCGGTCTTGGAACAGACTTTGATTGCGACGGCGGCCTAGTCACTGAGACAGTCGGCGCGTTGTGCGCCGACGCGCACCCTGGCGGCTACAGTGGACAGGATGCCTACACAGGCCGCTTGATCGCCTTCTCAACCAAGGATCATGGCGCCGACGCTGGGGAGATAGCGCCGACCCTGCGGGCTGGAAGTCACGCAAAGAGCCACGCGAATGCGGGCGTAATGCCCGCTATCGCATTCAACTGGCAGAGCGGGGGAGACGCGCGCGGACTAGACCTCACTCCTGTAACCAGTGCGCTTTCGCGCCAGCAGACGCCCGCCACGCTCAATAGTACCGCCGTCCGCCGCCTCACGCCTCGAGAATGCGAGCGCCTGCAAGGCTTCCCTGACGACTACACGCTGGTCCCGTATCGCGGGAAGCCCGCCAGCGACGGCCCCCGCTACAAGGCGCTCGGCAACTCAATGGCCGTGCCGGTGATGGCCTGGATTGGCGAGCGTATCGCGATCGTGGAACGGCTCACAGCGGCCATCACAGATGGCGCGTCGGCCGGGTCAGCAAAGGTCAGGCACCCATGACCCGCCCCAAGTACGGCGCAAAGCCCCGGATGAGCGAGGCGGCCTTGCACAAGGCTGTGGCGGCCTACCTGCGCGTCGCCTTGAAGCCTCCGACGATCTGGACGACGATCGGTCACGGCGGCGGCGGCAAGATCCGGGGCGCCCAACTCAAGGCCATGGGCGTCCAGAAGGGATGGCCTGACATCCTCGTCATGACGCCCAACGGCAAAAAGGGCGACACGCTGGTCGTTGGCCTCGAACTGAAGGCGGAGAGGGGCCGCATGACGCCCGAGCAAACCGCCCTGCGCGACGCCTTCATGGCCACCTGGGCTTGGTACTTCAAGGCAACGTCTGTCGACCAGGTCGAGACGTTCCTGCTCGCGGCCGGCGTTCCATTGCATTCGAGGCTGTCATGAAACTCCCGCCCATCTCCATCGTCCCCGTGGACAAGCCTCCCGTCTGGTCTGTGATCCTGCCTATATCCGCCGCAGTGGCGGGGGTGGCTGCGTTTGTCGTCGGCCTTTGCTGGGCAATCTTGTGATGCTGCGCGGCATCTCCTTGAAGGCCGCGTGAGATATGGCTACAATCGCCATGCGCTCCGACGGGCAGTGCTGGAGTCATGCCCAGCCGTTCACCCCAGCTTCCTCGCTGGTCCTCCAAATCATTGGTGAACACCCGCCGGCTCGCATCTTTGGAGGAGATATGAGGTTGAGCAATGTCGCAGTGGTTTAGGTTTTACGAGAGCGCCTTGGACGATCCCAAGGTGCAATGCTTGTCCGGCGACCTTTTCAAAGGTTGGGTCAACCTCCTATGCTTGGCGAAGCGCCATGACGGGGCGTTGCCGCCGCACAAGGACATTGCCTTCGCCTTAAGGAAAACGGCCGCAGAGACGTCCAAGTTGCTGGACGCCTTGGTTTCGTGTGGCCTGCTCGACCACGATGAAACGGGCATTTCCCCGCACAATTGGAACGGCCGCCAATACAAGAGCGACGTTTCAACTGAGCGCGTGAAACGTTTCAGAGGCCGTTTCAATGGCCGTTTCGGAAACGGCGGCGAAACGGTGAATGAAACCCCCTCAGAGACAGAGACAGAGACAGAGACAGAGACAGAGACAGAAGCAGACTATGGAAACACCGATCTAGTGGAGAGAGGGGGCGCTAACGCGCCGCGCGCCAACGAAGGAGCGAAGAATGGCCGAGGAACGAGATTACCGGACGACTGGCAGCCGTCAGCCGACGAGCGAGGGTTTGCGTCCGATCTCGGGATGGACCCCGACGCCACAGCCTCGTCATTCAGGGACTACTGGGTTGCCGTCGCTGGCGCAAAGGGCAGAAAGGCCGACTGGCCCGCGACATGGCGAAACTGGTGCCGTCGCGACGCAGAGCGACGCCAGCCCTCCGGCGCCCTTGGGCCATTGGGTCAAGGAAAAGCTCGGCGGTTTCAACCTCCCCGAGGAAACGATGCGTTCTATGAGCAGCTCGCTGACATCGCACGTCGCGCCGACGACTAGCAGCGCCTGGGGCAGCGACGGCCAATTCGACGGAACCAAGCTCGGGCCGTTCGGCATCAAGCCGGGCTGGAACCGTGCGGAGATGCTGGGCGACCTTGCCCGCGTCTCTGAGGTCTGCAAGGGCGGCAAGCGAGCCGAGATTGCCCACGAGGTCGCCAAGCTGATGGTCCGCACGAAGAGCCGCGCGCACGGCGAGGGCGAGTCCCGCTTGATGGCGGAAACCATGGTGGCGGATCTCGGGGCCTATCCAATCGATGTCGTCCGGTTCGCCTGCGAATACTGGGTCGACGGCGGCGCCGACGCGAAGTTCACGCCCTCATGGCCGGAGCTGAAGGAAATCTGCGACAAGCGCATGGATGGCCGGTTGCGCCTGAAGCGCGCGCTTGAGCATGTGCTGGCGGTGCAGCCGTGACCAGTTCCATCCGCCAGTGGCTCGCCGACCGCGACGCCCGCCGCAAGCGCGTCCTGAGAGATTGGGAAGCTGGGCAGGGGGCGAAGATCAAGGCCAACCGCCCGCACGCGGTCTACACGGCCTGCGCGATGATGGCGATGGACGTGGCGGCGAAGGCTGGCGACCGGCTGGTCCTGTCCGCCCCCCAGATCGCCCTGTGCGAAGAGCAGGCCCTGTCGCGCGCCCGCGTCGAGATGTTCGGGCCGCCGCCGAAGACCGAGGAAACCTGGCTCACCCAGCGCGAGCAGGTCCGTCAGGCGTGGGCCACAAACCCGCATCCCGTCCGCAAAGCCTTCGTGGGGAACGCATGAGCGACCTGATCCCATCTGAGCAACTGCGCGTGTCCAGCTACCCCGAGCGGCCGAAGGGTGGTCAGCACGTTGGTGACGGACCGTTCGGCGTCCGCGTCGAGCACATCGACACGGGCCTCGTCGCCTGCTGCATGACCAGCCGCTCGCAACACAAGAATCGCGAGATCGCCATGCACATGATCGAAGCGGCGCTGACGCATCCGAAATGGCGGCTTCTGTGACCGCCGTCATCACACAATGGCGACCGGAGACGCTGCAATGAGCGAACAGATGGCCGTTCAAAACACTGACCGCGAACTTTGGCGCGAGCGCGAGGGCGACTACTACGCCAACTCGATCCACGTCACGGCTGCCGGCAGCATCGGGATCGACGTAGGAGGCTTCGTGATCGTGATGCCTCTGGCACGATGGCACGAGTTTGCCGCCGAAAAGCTGAACACATTCAAGCGCGAGCGTTCACCCACAGATGGCACCTCTGCCCCGATCAGCAAAGGTCAGGCACCCCCCAACTCTCCCAAGGAGGAAGCATGAGCAAAGCAGATGAACTGAGGGCGCTGGCTGATCGATGCGAGCGGGAGGAGGGGAGCCGGGACCTCGATGTCGCGATTGCTGAAGCTGTGGGAGCGCCCGTTGGTGCCGACGAGGGGCACACCTACGGGAACACGCTCGACTACACCACCAGCCTAGACGCGGCCGTGACGCTCTCTGACTGGTGCATCGCTCACTTGAGCGAGATTGGCGCGGATGGCTTGCCAATGTGTGTCCTCACGGACGGCACGCGGGAGGCGCAAGGCATGTGCCTCAATTCGCCGACGAGTGGGGTGACGGCTCTTGCCCGCGCCCTCGGCGCCGCCGCCCTACGCGCCAGAGCCGCCGTCTCACACGAGGACCCCGGTGCCATGCGGAGTGAGCGCAGCGAACGAGCCACCTCGGATACGGCAAAGGAGGAAGCATGAGGCCAGCCGGTTGGTACTGGGTCAAACGCACCTCCGACGAGGCATGGCAGCCCGGACGCTGGGCGCCTATGCGCGAGTACCCTGGAGAATGGCGCTGGGAGTTTTTCTATTACCGGGGCGAGATCCACCGGGGCCGCGTCCACCGCGTCGGGGAGCGCATGAATGCACCAGCTTGACCCGCCCATCCCGGTCAAGGTCACGTCGCCCGCCCTCCCGCTCGGCGTCCGCGCCCAAGCCCGTTCCGGCTGGGCCTACGCCTGGAAAGAAACCGGCATAGACGGGCACCGCCTCTGGATCGTCGTCATGGACGAGACCGGCGAGGTGGTGGACGTGCCCCAGCCCGAGATTCTTGTCGATCCGAACTGGTCTTATGGGAGGCGCGTATGAACGGCAAAAAGTGGACCCCCGAACACACGGAGATCGTCAAATCCATGTACTGGTACAGCTACGACCACGAGATTGCGCGGGCGACCGGGCACTGCGTCGATACCGTCCAGCGCCGCCGCGCCGCCTTGGGGTTGTCCGCTTATCGAGGCCCGCGCGTCCGTTACGGCACCTTTGCCGAGCTTTCCCCCGCCGTGCTGAAAGCAATTCGCATTTCCTGCGTACAAGCCGCTTGACTTTCTAAGTCGGAATTGGAGCATTTATCAGGCTGACCGCTCCACAACCGAGCATCAGCCCATGGGCGAGAGCCCGCTCAGAACAGCGAAGAAACAGCGCGGCCGTCCCTTTGCCAAAGGCAAGAGCGGGAACCCCGGTGGCCGCCCGAAAAAGACCCCCGAGCTTCGCGAGGTTGAAGACCTGTGTCGGCAAGCGTCTCCAGACGCCGTTGCCCGCCTTGTCGAGTGGATGCAGTCGGAAGACCCGGCCACGTCTGTCAAGGCGTGCTTGGGAATCCTGGCGCAGGGATTCGGCACACCGAAGCAGCGCGTTGAGGTTAGCGGCAAGGACGGCGGCCCGGTTCAGATCGCCCGCATTGAGCTGGTGGACCTGTGAGCGCCACAGCCCAGATCGCGCTTCCCCCCAAGCTCAAGGGCCTGTTCGTCGGCCCGGCTGACGTGCGCGGCGCCTATGGCGGGCGAGGCTCTGCCAAGACGCGCTCCTTCGCCAAGATGACCGCCGTTCGTGGCTTCATGTTTGGGCAGGCGGGGCAGGGCGGCATCATCCTCTGCGCCCGCCAGTTCATGAACTCGCTGGCCGATTCCTCGCTGGAGGAGGTCAAGCGCGCGATCGAGGAGGAGCCGTTCCTCGCGGCGTACTACGAGGTCACCGAGCGCTCGATCAAGAGCCGTGATGGCCTGATCGACTTCGCCTTCGCGGGCCTGGATCGCTCCATCGAAAGCGTGAAGTCCAAGGGCCGCATTCTCCTGTGCTGGGTGGACGAAGCCGAGCCCGTGACGGCAGAGGCGTGGTCCATCCTGATCCCGACCCTCCGCGAAGAGGGCGAGGACTGGAACGCCGAACTGTGGGTGACGTGGAACCCCAAGCGCAAGACCGCCGCCGTTGAGAGCCGGTTCCGCCATGCCAATGACAACCTGATCCGCGTCGTGGAGATGAACTGGCGGGACAACCCCAAGTTCCCCGCCAAGCTGGAGCGCGAGCGCCTGCGCGACCAGAAGGAGCGCCCCGACCAGTATGCCCACATCTGGGAGGGCGCCTACGTCTCCGTCATTGAGGGCGCGTACTACGCCAAGGCACTGACCGAGGCGCGGGCACAGGGCCGCATCGGCAACGTCGCCGCAGATCCCCTGATGACCATCCGCCTGATTTGCGACATCGGCGGCACGGGCGCGAAGGCCGACGCCTTCACCATCTGGGCGGCTCAGTTCATCGGCCGGGAAATCCGCTGGCTGAACTATTACGAGGCCGTGGGCCAGCCTCTCGCCGCTCACCTCGAATGGTGCCGCTCGCAAGCCTACACGCCCCAGCGCGCTCAATTCTGGCTGCCTCACGACGGCGACAGCAACGACAAGGTCTACGACGTGTCCTACGCCTCCGCGCTCAAGGCAGCGGGCTACGAAGTGACGGTCGTTCCCAACCAGGGGAAGGGCGCGGCCATGGCCCGTATCGAGGCCGCCCGCCGCCTGTTCCCGTCGATGTGGTTCAACGCGCCCACGACGCAACCGGGGCTCGACGCCCTCGGCTGGTATCACGAGAAGCGCGACGAGGTCCGCCAGATCGGCCTCGGTCCCAATCACGATTGGGCATCGCACGGCGCGGACGCCTTCGGCACAGGCTGCGTCGTCTACGAACTCCCCGCCGTCGAGGCTGAGAAGCGCAAGAAGCCCCGCGACATGGGCGGATGGATGGCCGCTTAGCATGAACAACCGCGACATCCTCGTCATGTGCCGCCAACAGGCCGCCGTCTGCAAAGAGCAGGGGCACAAGGAAACCCATCAGTTCCTCACGGCTCTTGCCGACGAGATCGAGGCTTTGCGCAAGCAACTCCGCATCAGGGTCATGGATGCTGCGACATCAGTCGTGGTGGACAGGATTTACAATAATGGCTGACACCACCCCCACACGCGGCCCTCTGGCCCCTGACGGCAGCGTCCCCAAGGACAAGGCCGCCCTGCTGCAACTCGCGCTCGCCCATGCTGATGAGGCTTGGAAGCAGGAGTTCGAGAACGTCTCCAGCGGGCGAGACTGCCAGCGGTTCTATGTGGGCGGTGAGGCCCAATGGGACAGCGAGGCGCTTGCCCAGCGCAGGCGGGCCAACCGCCCGGCCCTGACCATGAACCGCTGCCCCGGCTTCGTGCGCCAGCTTACGGGCGAGGTCAGGCAAAACCCGCCCAGCATCAAGGTTCTGCCCGCCAAGGACGGCGCGACGGTTGAGGCGGCTGAAATCTTCAACGGCCTGATCCGCAACATCGAGCAGCAGAGCATTGCCCGCGCGGCGTACACCAAGGCGGCGGAAAACGCGGCTCAGGCGGGCATCGGCGGCTGGCGCGTCGTCACGCAGTACAGCAGCGACGACAGCTTCGACCAGGATATCCGCATCAAGCGGATCAACGACCCGTTTCAGATCCTCGTCGACCCGCTCGCGCAGGAGCCGGACAAGTCCGACATGCGCTATGGCTTCGTGTTCGAGGACCTGGCGCTGGAGGAGTACAAGAAGCGGTACCCCAACGTCCCCGCCGAGAGCCTGCCGACCAACGTGGCCGACCAGGGGCTGACGTGGCGCACGGTCAACACGATCAAGATTGCCGAATACTGGTACCGCGAGCCGGTCAAGAAGGTCCTGCAGCTCCACGAGGACGGCGCGGTCAGCTACTCCGACGACAAGGACGTGTCGCAGTCCCCGGTGGTCCAGTCGCGTGAGGTGGTGGTCCAGCAGGTCAAGACCTGCCTGATGTCCGGCGCTGGCATTCTTCAGGGGCCGACCGATTGGGCGGGCCGGTACATCCCCATCTGCATCGTCGTGGGCGAGGAAATCTGGTCGGACGGCCGGGCAGTCCGCAAGGGCATGATCCACGACATGCGCGACCCGCAGAGGGTCTACAACTACACGCGGACGGCGGCGGTCGAAGCCGTGGCGATGCAGCCCAAGGCGCCGTTCATCCTTACGGCGACGCAGGGCACGGGCTACGAGGACCAATGGCAGAACGCGGGCACGCAGAACCTTGCCGCGCTGTTCTACAAGGGAGACCCGGCCGCAAACGGCCCGCCCAAGCGTTCCGAGCCGCCCATCGCGTCGCAGGGCCTTGATGTCCAGAGCCAGCTTGCCGTGGGCGACCTTGAGGGCGTGGCGGGCATCTACAAGGCCGGGCTGGGCGCCCCAAGCAACGAGACCAGCGGCCGGGCGATCATGGCCCGCCAGCAGGAAGGCGACACGGGCACGTATCTGTACATCGACAATCTCGGCATAGCGATTCAGTACTGCGGCAAGATCCTCGTGGACCTGATCCCGAAGATTTACGACAGCACGCGCGTTGTCCGCACGCTGGGCGAAGACGGTTCAGCCAAGATGGTCCGGATCAACGACCCGCAGCAGGACGAGCGGACCGGCATGGAGATCGTGATGAACGATCTGTCGGCCGGCGAGTACGACGTGACGGTCGCGACCGGCCCGAGCTTCGCCACCAAGCGCGCCGAGGCCGCCGAGTTCATGACCGAACTGCTCCGGGGCTTCCCGACGCTCACGGACATTGCCGGCGACATCATCATCAAGAACATGGACGTGCCCGGCGCCGACGAGATCGCCGCGCGCATCCGCATGGCGAAGGGCCTGGACGACGACGGCCAGCCGATCGAGCAGGAGCCGCCGCCGCCCGATCCCAAGACGGCTGCCGACGCCATCGCCAGCGCCGCCAAGGCCGACCTGACGGCAGCTCAGACCGAGGGGCAGGAGATCAAGAACGCCGCCGACTACATGGCGTTGCAGCAGATGATGCTCACGATGGGCCAGCAGATGCAGGCCGTTCAGCAGGGCATGCAGCAGATGATGGCGATGCAGAAGCCCGGCGGCGGTCAGCCTCCCGGCCAGATGCCCGACATGGCCGACCCCGCCAATCAGATGGCCGCGCCCCCGATGGGCGAAGCGCCCCCGCCCGGCGACATGCCGCCCATGGTCGAAATCCCGGCCGACGACATGCCTTCAGACCTTCCTCCGACAGTCGAGATCGGCGGAGCCGTTGCGCCCGCCTAACTACGAGGTGATTCGTGAGCGATATTGACTTGGCGGCTATAGTCGCGGAAGATGCAAAGACTTCGGGCGCTCCTCCACAGGATGCGCCTGCCCCGGTCGAAACTGCGGCGGAAGCGACCACCGCCCCGGTCGAAGAGACCGCGGAAGAGCAGCCATCAGAGGCCGAGGGCGAACAGCCCCAGCCGAAGAAACCGGGCGGCGGCTTCCAGAAGCGAATCTCAGAACTCACCCGCGAAAAGCACGAGGCGAAGCGCGAAGCAGAGCAGTTGCGCGAGCTTCTGTCCAAGGCCCTTGGAGGCCAACAGCAGAGCCCGCAGCCAGTCGAGCAGAGCGACGAACCCCGTTCCGAGCAGTTCAGCAAGTACGAAGACTTCGTTGCGGCACGGGCCGAATGGAAGGTCGACCAGCGGGTGAAAGCCACGCTGGAGGGATTCCAGAAGCAGGTCGGCGCCGTCGACGAAGAGAAGGCCCGCATCGAGCGCGCCAAGACCTTTGCCACTGAGGCGAAGGCTCAAGGCAAGGCCATTCAGGGGTTCGACGAGGCACTTGAGTACGTGCGCTCCGAAGACTTCCCGATGACGCCGGCAATTGCGGAGTTCCTTCTCGCCGCCGACCAAAAGGCGGCGATGGTCAAGTACCTGGCGGACAACGAGGACGAGGCGTTCAGGATTTCCCGACTCGGGCCTGTAGCGGCGGTCAAGGAACTGGCGAAGGTGGAAGCGCGATTCAGCGCCAAGCCCAAGCCGAAAACTTCATCGGCCCCGCCGCCGCCGGCAACAGTGTCCGGAGGCGCGGCAGCCCCGCAAACGATCGAGCGTATGGATCACAAGGGCGTCCTCGAATGGGTGCGCCAGTTGGACCAGAGACGCTAGACGGTGGCGAAGGCGAGAGTCCGAAGGGGCCTAACCAAACGGTTAGGTCATCATGGCAAATACGATCATCACGCCGAGCATCATCGCAAAGGTGGGCTTGGCTCAACTCGAAAACAATCTCGTGATGGGCAAGAAGGTCTATCGCGACTACTCGCGTGAGTTCGTGAAGGTGGGCGACACGATCAGCGTTCGCCGTCCCGTCAAGTTCACGGCTCAGGATGGCGCCGTCGCCATCAACCAGGACGTGACTGAGGGCAAGTTCGCCCTCTCCATGGACAAGCGCAAGCACGTCTCGTGGTCCTTCTCGACGCAGGATCTCACCCTGTCGATCGAGGAGTACAACGAGCGGTACATCAAGCCGGCCGCCATCGCTCTGGCCAACCAGATCGATTACGACCTGACGGGCCTCTACAACAAGGTCTGGAACTGGGTCGGCACGCCGGCCTCGCCGGTCGACTCGTTCGCCGACTTCGCCAAGGCGCCGCGTCGCCTGGACGAGGGCGCTGTCCCGCAGGACATGCGCAGCGCGGTCCTGTCGCCGGCCGATGCCTGGGGCCTCGTTGGCTCGCAGACCAGCCTGTATATGCAGGACGTGGCGCGCGGCGCCTATCGCGCGGGCGACATCGGCACGGTTGCCGGCGTCTCGACGGCGATGGACCAGAACATCCGCATGCACACCAACGGTGCGGCGGCGGGTGGCGGCCTCATCAACGGCGCCAACCAGAACGTGACCTATGCCACGAGCAAGGACACGAACACCCAGACGCTCATCACCGACGACTGGACGGCCTCGACCACGTTCAAGGCTGGTGACGTGTTCACCATCGCGGACGTGTACGCGGTCAACCCGGTGTCGAAGCAGTCGACGGGCGTCCTGCAGCAGTTCGTCATCCAGTCGGACCTGACGGCCACCGGCACGGACGCCACGCTGACGATTGCCCCGGCGATCATCACGAGCGGCCCGTACCAGACCGTCGACTCGATCCCGGCCGATGGCGCCGCGATCGCCATGATGGGCACCGGCTCGGCGCAGTACGCGCAGAACCTCGTGTTCCACAAGAACGCCTTCGCCCTGGTGATGGCCGACCTCGAAATGCCGGACGGCGCCACCTTCAAGGCTCGCGAGAGCCAGAACGGGTTTTCCATCCGCGTCATCAAGTACTACGACGGCGAAATGGACGAGGACAAGATCAGGCTTGATGTTCTTTACGGAACGAAAGCAATTTATCCGGATTTGGCGTGTCGCCTTTCCGGAACGACCTGATTTAACGGCATTTCATTGAGGTGAATGGTCATGGCGAGTATACTTCCTTGGTCCGAATGGAACAGAGAGGTTCTTGCCATGACCGTTTGCTCCATCAAGGAATGTGAGAAGCCTGTGATGGCTTCGGGAATGTGCTCCGCGCACTACACGAAGCTCCGCAAGTACGGGAATCCCGTTGCGGAGCGACAAGCGCAGTTTCATGGCCTCCCTCTTATGGAGAGGCTCATGAAGCGGGTCACAAAAGGTGAAACCTGTTGAGAATGGACGGGTTCAAAGAACCAGACGGGCTACGGCATGATTAACGTCGAAGGCTCGCCCCGTTTGGTTCATCGCATTGTGTGGCGGGAATTGTTCGGCGCGATCACGCCAGATCAGTTCGTCTGCCACAGGTGCGACAACCCATCCTGCTGCAATCCGGCCCACCTGTTCCTCGGCAACTACCAAGTCAACAGTGACGACAAGATCAGCAAGGGGCGCCATCGTTGGGGCCTTACGCGCGGAGAGAGACACGGCAACGCCCGTCTTTCTCCTGAGATTGTTCAGGCAATCCGAGCCAGCGCCGAAGACGGTGTTGTTTTGGCTCGGCGTTACAGCGTTAGCACTTCCCACGTCAGCGACATTCGACGCGGCAAAGTGTGGAAACATCTCGCTTAGGAGAATCATCATGGCAGTCAATCAGCTTTCCGACGCTCGTACCGATGGGACGACCCTCGGCCAGAGCGTCACCGATCTGATCTCGTTCTACGGCAAGACGCCGATTGTTCAGCGCTCCGGCGCTGACCAGGCGGCGATCACCGTGGGCACCAACACCACGGCGGCCAATACCCTGCTGATCGAGATCCGGGCGGCGCTCGTCGCCGTCGGCCTCATCAAGGGCGCGGCCTAAATGGATACCCGCGTAGCGCCGGCAAGGAGTGTGCGTATCGCCGTGCCGGCCTACGCGGGGCTTTCCGACGACACCCGACGTTCGATCATCGAGGGCGCCAAGGCGCTCGTGCAAGCGGGCATCGAGATCGAGGACGCCGATGGCGTCATGGGGTGTTGCTACGTCGATTACGCCCGCAACCAACTGGTCGCGCGCTTCCTCCGGGGGGCCGCGACCGATCTTGTTTTCATCGACTCCGATGTTGGCTTCGAGCCCGACGCGCTGCTGAGGCTGTGCCAGTCCACGCGACCGCTGGTGGCCGGCATCTACCCGAAGAAGATCGACCCGCCGGAATGGCCGGTTGCGCTCGACGCGGCGGAAGTCTGGTCGGACCGCGAGGGGCTGGTGGAGTGCAGCATGCTCCCCACGGGCTTCATGCGGATTCACCGCTCGGTCTTTGAGGCCATGGACGTGCCGCGCTACGCGATCCCCGGCGAGGGCGAGGCGGGCGCCTATTTCCAGTGCGTTGTGCGTGACGGCCAGTACATCGGCGAAGACGTGGAGTTCTGCCACCGCTACCGCGCGCTGGGCGGCAAGCTCTACGCCTTCGCGGACATGGACCTTCGCCACGTCGGCCACGCCAAGACCTTCCGGGGCAACTGGAGCCACTGGCTCAAAGAACAGATGAAGGAAGCCGCATGAACGGTTCTGTCTCCACCGCCATGACCGAGGCGGGCGTGAACGCCTACGAGCGCATCCAGCGCACGAAGCAGTCGCAGCAGGTCATCGTGGCGTCCGTATTCCAGGCGATGGACGCCGTGCGCCGCCGCGAGGCCATCAAGGCGCCCGGTGCGGCTCCCGTGTACGTCCATCAGGACTGGCCCTCGTGGCGCTACGGTCCGAACGGCGAACGCAAGGTATTCGCTTCCCCCGACGATGTGCCGGACGGCTGGACCGATTCCCCCGACTTCGTGGCTGCGGCCAAGGAGATCGGCGCCGAGATCGTGGCGGACCTCCCGCGCGGGCGCCGGGCTCGTGGCTAACGTCCAGAACTTCGACATAGCGGCGGGCGAGGTTCGTACCCTCACGATGTACGCCCGCGACTACGCCAACGCCGTGCAGAGCCTTTCCGGCCTCACGGTGCAATGGCGCGTCGGCAAGCCGCCGTGGGACCCCATGAGCGGCACGCCGACCTTCACCAAGACGGCCACCATCGTCTCGGCCGCAGCGGGCTCGTTCACCGTC